TGATGATTTTATGATTAAACGTGACATTGAACCACATGGTCGCAAATTTTATACAGATGATGAATTTGACAAATTACTAGGGAACTAAGCTAAATCTATCTGACACTCCTGCATCTCTTTCACATGTTCACCCTCGTCGTCACGAATACGAGTAAACACGTCATGAAGACTTGACACGTCACCGTAGTAGTCCGAGGCTATGACAGGTGCCTTCTCCAATGAGAGACTCGTGCCGTGATTCTTGAGAAACTCGTCGTACGTGTGATACGCATGCTCTTCAATCTGTTCAGATAGGTTATACGCCATACAAGGGGACACCACATAAATCAAACAGGTAAGCCAATAGTAAAAGAAAGCTGCGTGTTGTGCGAAGAATCGATCCATGTAGCGTTTATCACCGCCCAAATTTTCCATGATGAGAAGATGATGGTATTCATTCACGGTCTGTGCAAAATGGGTCTCCAAATAATCGGCCTTTCTCCACAGTCCCAACGTTTCGTAAAGGTGTAACACGGAGACGAACGAAAAATAGGGAACTCTCGCGATCGTCTCTAGAACATAGAAACGCGCGTAGTCGCGCCCTTCGTAGAGTCTATCGATGACCTTTACCGCCGAGCCCACCGCAACTTTGTTGATACGGCGTTCAATCTTACGCACGGGTACGATGGGCTGGCTTCGGCACAGAGTGAGCATGTGGTTTTCTATAGACTAATATTTTTAAAACGAACCTAAGTTAGAGATTTGAGTTGTAATACATTCAAGAAAGTATGGAATCAGTTCAAAAGCTTAGCCATATAGAGCATGTCTTAAAGCGACCCGACTCATATGTCGGTCCAGTGGACGCTGTTCGGGAACCCTATTGGGTGCTCAGTGGTAAAAAATTCAAAAAGACTACGACCAAATACAGCCCGGCTTTACTCAAGATCTTTGACGAAGTACTGGTCAATGCCATCGACCGGAACTCCATGTACCCTAAGCAGGTGACAGCGATTTCTATCAGTGTCGACAAAAATAGTGGTATGGTCACCGTCGACAACAACGGCCCTCTAGGAGGACTCGTCGTCCAAAAAAACCAAAAAGAAGATGTGTGGAATCCCGAACTCGTGTTTGGTCACCTGCTCACGAGTACCAACTACGATGATACACAAAAGCGTATTGTGGGAGGTAGGAACGGATATGGAGCCAAGTTGGCGAATATATACAGTAAGTGGTTCTCAGTCATCATCAAGGACCCAGAAACCAAACAAGAGTATTCCCAAGAATGGTTCGACAACATGTCCACATGCTACCCTCCAAAAATGAAAAAATTCAACGGTGCTACTGCATCCGTCTCCGTTTCTTTCAAACCCGACTGGTCTAGGTTTGGAATGAAAGATATGGAGAATGGGATCTATAAGATCATGGAGAAGCGTGTCTGGGATGCGAACATCTGTACTTCTGCAAATTGCAAGGTGAAGTTTAATGGTGAAGCTCTTCCCAAGCAAAACTTCGAAGCCTATGCGAAGATGCACGAAGGAGTTGAGAACGTCTACTCCGCCACGACCGACCGTTGGTCTGTTTGCATCGGACCTTCGGAAGATGGTATGGAACAGGTTTCCTTCGTGAACGGTATCTGCACCACTAAGGGTGGTACGCACGTGGATCATGTGGCTTCATTGGTTGCTTCGGGAATCATCGACGAAATGGCTAAGAAGATCAAGTTGAAGCCTCAACAAGTCAAGGCAACCTTTCGCATCTTTGTCAAGGCGACCTTGGAAAATCCTACCTTCTCGAGTCAGGTGAAGTCTGAATGCACGCTCAAGGTTCCCGATTTCGGTTCGAGGTTCGAGATGCCAAAAACTTTTGTGAAGAACGTTTTGAAAACTGGCATTTCTGATGAGCTCACAGCGCTTTCGAAATTCAAAGAAATGAAAGAGTTGGCTAAGACTGACGGTGGAGCTCGTAAGAGTAAAATCACTGGGATCCCGAAGCTCGACGATGCAAACAAGGCGGGTACAGCCCAATCTAAAAAATGTACTCTCATCGTCACAGAGGGTGACTCGGCGAAGACTCTCGCCGTTGCCGGACTTTCCGTGGTTGGCAGGGACCATTACGGAGTCTTTCCCCTTCGAGGAAAATGTAAGAACGTCCGAGATGCTTCTGTCGCACAGTTGAGTTCGAACCAGGAATTTTCTGATCTCAAGAAGATTCTTGGTTTGCAACAAGGCAAGGAGTACACGGATGTTTCTGAGCTTCGATACGGGCGTCTTATGATCATGACCGACGCCGATAACGACGGTAGTCACATTAAGGGTCTGATTATCAACATGATCCACGCCTTTTGGCCATCTCTTCTTGATCTCGGATTCGTCGTTTCGATGGTGACTCCGATCATCAAGGCTACGAAGGGTTCTCAGTCTAAATCCTTTTACACGGATTCTGCCTTCCGTGCGTGGTATGGGGATGGAAAAGCTGGATGGCGAATCAAGTACTATAAGGGTCTCGGTACTTCTACGAGCGCCGAGGCTCGAGAGTACTTCAAGATGATCGAGACGCTCACTGTCAAGTTCGACGTGGATGTCATGACGGATGAGTCGGTTATTCTCGCTTTCGACAAAAAGAAGGCTGATGCACGAAAGACATGGCTCCTCGAGAGTACCGCCAAGGAGGCGAAACAGCTCGAAGTATCCTACGGTAACATTAAGCAGTTGGATATTTCAGAGTTTATCCACAAAGATCTCGTAAACTTTTCATTGGCTGATTTGAAGCGATCCATCGCTCATGTGGCCGACGGTCTCAAACCCTCTCAAAGAAAGGTGATGTATTCTTGTTTTCAGAAGAATCTCAAGGATGAGATGAAAGTGGCACAGTTGGCAGCCTACGTGGCCGAAAAAAGCGCCTATCACCACGGCGAAGTATCCCTGGCAGAAACGATCGTGAAGCTTGCCAACGATTACATGGGTTCGAATAACATTAATCTTCTGGAACCGTGTGGTCAATTCGGAACGAGACTCATGGGTGGAAAGGATGCGTCTCAAACGAGGTACATCTTCACAAAGCTCACTAAGGAGGCGCGCACCATTTTTGATCCCAGGGATGATGATATTCTTACGTATCTCGATGACGATGGGAGGTCTATTGAACCGGAATATTACATGCCAACCCTTCCTATGATTCTTGTAAATGGAAGTGAGGGTATTGGAACAGGATTTTCTTGCTATGTACCCCCGTTTAACCCGGATGATATCAAGCAGAACATTCTCAACTATACCCGGGGACAGGGACTGACTAAGATGAAACCCTGGTTCCGAGGCTTCAAGGGTACCATTCAGGAACAGGATGACGATTCTTGGGTGACTCGGGGTGTGTGGACGACTATCGGAAAAACGATCAAGGTATCCGAACTCCCACCGGGGCGCTGGACGCAGGACTATAAGGAACATCTCGACACTCTCGTTGAGAAGAAGACTATCGGAAGCTTCACGAATAACAGCACTACGGAAAATGTGGACTTTGTGATCCAGGATTACAGTGGCAAGGATCTTGTCAAGGATCTCAAACTGGAGAAGACGATCAGGTGTTCGAACATGCACCTCTTCCATCCCACGAAGGGTATCTGCAAATATGAAAGTGCAGAGGATATTCTCAATGACTTCATCAATCTACGAGTGGAACACTATGTGAAAAGAAAGGCTCGACTTCTCGAGATTACGAAGCGAAAGGCGGAACTTTGCTCCAGACGTGCACAATTTGTTAAGAAGGTGATCGACGGTGATATCGTGGTATTCAAACGTAAGAAACAGGATCTGGAAGAAGAACTGTCAGCTATGTTTCCCAAGGTTGACGATTCCTTCGACTATCTCTTGCACACGAAAACGGTGGATTACACAGAAGAACGAGTGGCCGCCCTGTTCAAGGAATGGGAAGATTTGAATGAAGAGGTGAAGAGACTCCAAGCTACCGGATATCTCGACATGTGGAAAACGGATATTAAAAAATTGTGAGCATTAGATAAGAATGGACCTTAAAGGTCCCGATACGGGTTCTGTACTGGCCCTTAACGCGATAGGTAAACAGGATACATTCCTGTTACATGATAGCCCGACACATTCCTTCTTTAATTATGAGTATAATCAACATACAAACTTCACTAAGTATCACAAAAGTGTCACCGTATCTAAACCTTCATCTTCTTCCACAACATGGCCTTTCGGTGAATCCATAAAGGTCACCCTTAATCCACAGAACATGGGTGATCTCCTTAGCAATATGTACGTTTATCTCGAATTTCCAGCGGTTGAGTCAAATGCCAATATCGCTGACCAGATAGGACGTCATGTCATAGAAACGGTGACCATGCGTGTAGATGAGTTAGAACTAGAGAAATACCATGACGATTGGGGTATTATTTATGACGAACTCTATCTCGACGCATCTGAGAAGAGAACCAAACGATACACTCTTAACCGCAACCAAGCGGAAGGCACTTCGCATATAAACGATGCCACTTTATCTAGGTATCCATCACAACTTATGATACCCATACCTCTATTCTTTTCACGTAAGTATGAGGGGGATGAATACGCGTCCAACTCCCCTAACAGACCCTACTTCCCTACATGTGCTATCCATAAACAGAAGCTCGAATTTGAGATAAAGTTTAGACCGGCCACATTCTTTACGAATAACCCAAGCTGGTCAACTCTGACGTTAGATAAGTTCAGTGTGATCACGGAAGAAATTACGGTGTCGGCACAGGAAAAGACGTTCTTAACCACTAAGCAACAGGTGTTGATCACAGATGTAGTCAAAAAGCATCCGTCAATGGATACTGAGTTAGGTGAGGAGACTGTAAAATTACAACTCGTTCCCGATATCCCCGTGAAATCTATATTTTGGTTCTTACGTCGTAAAGACTTCGAAGATGAAACCGAGCACGGTTCACCATTAAATCTTCTTACGGGTGATACGGATGTCCTAGAGCGAAAGTTTGAAAATAGATACAATTTTTCTACATCGAACACGTTTAACGTCATAAACGAGTTTTTTAGACCTGTACAGGAATCGGCTAAATTGTATATTAACGGACAGGATTTACCAAACATAAATAACCCCGATCACACATTCTACAAATATGTCGTACCTTATAATAGCAGGTTATCGAAACCTGATAGGAATATTTACACGTATACATTCGCGATGAATCCAATCAACGTGGAGCCGTCGGGGAGCCTGGACTTCAGTAAATTAAATTCAGATCGAACGATTCTCGATATTACACTTACTCCCAATTTGACAAACGTTTATACACTAAACATGTACTACGTCGGGTATCAGACATTCCTATTCGATAGGGGATTTATGTCCGGTGTGGGTATGTCTGCCAATAGGTACATACCAACCCCGGATGATTTTAATGTTACACCTTCCGGACCGCTAAGAGATAGTCCAAAGCCAGTGGATGCAGGTGCTGGAAATGTGCTACAATTGAAAAAAGAGTCTACGTCTTTTGGGATCGAAGGGTATTCCCTTTGATAAATAACGTATCGTGATGCTTACGAATATAGTCTACAATATTATTCTTCACACACCATCGGATGAAATTCAGCTGTGCAACGGTCGTATGAATTTCCTCGGATGAGCCCGGTAGCTTATACGTTATTTTTTCCGTTCGGCAGAAAGGGTCGAACAGTTTCTTAGAATATCCATCGAGACTCGACTTATATGCACAATGCACGCTGAATATCTTTCCATCATTTGTTTCGTAAGAAAGATTATTCTTCTTAGAATAGTTAGTGATAAACCATTCCAAGTTTCGGAGAGAAATACCCCCACTCTTAGACAATAGTTCAACTAATATAGCTTTATTCTCATGTTTTTCGTAAAATGTGTTAATAGAATTTAGTAGAATATCTGATTTGTTCATTATTAATATAGGGGAGGTAAATCTCTAAGCTCGTCTTCGGGTGGAGGGCTCCTCGATACTGGGGTCCCTGGAAACCCTCCACTTCCGGCACCCGCAAGTACACAAGTACCCGCACCACTCATATCAACTCTAATCGTATCCTGTGATACCTCGCCGAAACTGATCACTCTACCTTCGGGGGGTTTGACCTTGTAACACGTCTTGCAATAACCATCTAATCCTACGAAACACCTATTCGCACATGGTCGACCATTCTTTCTCTTGCCAATACATTTATCATCACCAAACACTCTCGCCATCGTTCTACGAACTGTTTCATGTTTCAGAGATTTATTCTCCGAACACAATTCATTCGTTGCTTCAAGTAATTTGACTCTTACCTCTTCCTTCTGCTTCGCCTCCATCTCCTTCACAGTCTTCTCTACATTCTTGAGTACCTCTCGTTGACTGTTGATAAGTTCGAGAATCACTTCGGTCATACTCTATCATGGAGTCTCCTTTTTAAATATATCACTGATAAGTGTAGGTTGTTTCGGATCGGCTTTTTTGCGAGACTTTTTTGGCGGTTTTGCACGCATCAGCAACTCGCCAAAAATATCATCCTTCACATTATCAAAAAGTGGGTCGAGTAGGTCGCACACCGGGTTCAAAAATTTATTGAGGAAGTAGTATGGATAGTCCACGGGAAGCTCGTTCTCACGAGCGTAGACTGGATCTTCAGATTTCTCAAATGCACGAGCCTTATGATCACCGGTATCTATGAGAATGTACGGAACCCTGTCTCCGGACTGTGGTTCCGATCCGGGTTGGCGTTCCCTCATCTTCCGAACAACTTGTACGTGCGCTTGATTAATGTTAGCAACTTCATCTCCAGTAATAGATACACTCTTTCCTTTGACTTTATACGAATCAGAGAGTGACTGACTCAAAATGAGCTTTTCGTTCGGAACATCTCCCTCGAGTAGTTCCACGGCCCTTTTCCGAGCGAGAGCCTTGGGTGCATCCGTACCACTACTGTCGAGGACTACGTCCAATAGTTCTTTACACACCTCTCTCACGTGTGGGGTGTTATCTCGGCGAACAAGCTGTAAACCCTTGACATCAATATAGTCCATGTTCATGTTCCCATCCTTACCCTTGGTCCAAAGTTTCGCAGCGTAACGCTTCTTACTGTAAAGGAAATACGGACAGTAGACTTTCTCGAGCTCCAGGTTATTCGGAGCTTTGAAGAGTTTTGTACACTCCTCCGCGGCGCGTTCACCAAGCTCCCAGCTATACTCGATCGCCTCCTTCCCAGTTCTACCTTGTACGTCGAATTCCACCATCACAGAATCCGTATCCCCGTATCTCACCTTGGATCCGGGAAAGTTCTTCTCCACATAGTTTTTCGTGTCGTCAATCATATTTCTACCCTTCATCGTAGTCGTAGAAGCAATGGCAACGCATGGGAGGATACCCTTAGAAGCACCAGTAAACCCGTACACGGAGTTCATACTGATTTTATAGGCCAGCTGCTTACCGTTATACATTTGCTTCATCGCACCAGTCGCTTTGGCCATGTCTCTTTTTGCCTGCTTTCTAAAAGCCTTGAGCTCTACCAAAATACTAGGCAAAATGCTCGGAACGTTTTGTGCGAACGTGTGGTCTCCGAAAGTTTCATATTCGATTCCGGGTATGTTCTTGTATTTAGGATCCATCACGAGCGATGAATAGCATAAGTTGTGTGCCATCATAATACTCGGATACAGACCTTCAAAATCTAGGGCGGTGATGGGGGTATAGTAGGCCCCAGACATGGCTTCTAAAACGGTTGCACCCACATATCCAGTGTTATCTGTGTGTCCATAATCGTACGTAGGCACCTTAAACTTCATTTCTCGAGCCTTTTTCGTGAGTTGACTAAACACCTTAATCTGCTGTCCACGTTCCACTAGATAACTGAGTGGCACCCAGGTAGCCTTAGCCATCTCCAATAGATTAATGAACGTACACAGCTTGGAAATAAGACGGTGTGGAAGAAGTGTATCCTTAATACAGTACTCCGCAACTTCTCGAAGCTTTACCGGATCTTCTTGCTCGTACCGGCGGAACATCTCTTTCGGTGCCATATCGATCTTGTTGTCTCCTAAATAGAGCTTTGAAACATTATCGAGTTTATACGAGTCCAACTTGTACTCACGCTTAACTTCGTGGAACAGATCAAAGATAAATCGACCGGGCATAGGGACAAGCTTCAGCTCGTTATCACCCAGAGCACTCGAAGAAAGCTTTTTAGGCATAAGGTCGCACACATGCGTCTTTAGCTTACTCATTTTGAAAAACGACAATGGACAAGACATAAGATGTCCGCGTTCGATGATATACTCAAGATCGAAACCGAAGATGTTCCACCCAGTGATAACATCAACATCCTTTTCCGTTAGGTAATTTGAAAATCGTATCAACATATCCTTTTCCGTGGGATACCATTCGATAATCGAGCCATCGTCCAAGTTTTTATCCGTCTCCTTGTAGCACAAGCATATTTTCTCGAACGGTTCGATTTCTCCAAAGCGCATGAGTGAGATGGCAATCTGAAAACATGCATCGTCTCTCACTTTAGGATCTGGGAACTTTCCAGTCGAGCTATAGCACTCAATATCAATCGATGCGATCACGAACGGCGCAGATTCTGGATTATCTATAGCCTTTAAATTTTTCCAGGATTCACAATACAAATCAATATCAACGTTTGCAAAATCAGCACGTTCGCAGCCATCACCCGTATCCACCCAACCCGTGGATTGGATGTTAGACCTATGCATAAATCTCAGTACAGGGTCCAGATTCGCCTCGTATAATCGCAACTGACTAATATGCTTCGTGCGTTCAATATCCGTATCCAGTCTTTGCAGGGTTTTTCTCAGAGCTGTCACCTTCTGCAAAGCTTGATTCTTCGAAGACTCATCATTTTCCTTATCCATAGCGGATTCAGTGAGAACGAGCTTGTGATCCGTTTCTTCGCGCTCGCGCTCCAGTTTTTTAAGAGTCGCGACATTTGTTCTTCTCAGTTTACTACTGATATACCGACGCGATTGTAGATCTTTACAGGTTATCTGTATAAAAGTCCGAGACTCCCCATTTTGGAACCCTTCCATGTCCTTAGATCTCAGGGATCCACAGTTTACAATATCGGGGCACGTATCTTTGACATGTTCGATCACCTTTACAGGGTCCAGTGTATCAGGAAGCTTCATGAAGAAGTATGGTTTAAAAGGGGTTGTCACACAGACAGATTGACCGTTCATCGTCTTTCCAAACATCCTGATCAGATGCTCGTCATCTTCGTCACGTGCATCCCATGTCAAGACCTGGAATTGTACCATACTTCGTTATAGAGCTAAATTTTTAATATCATATATTAGTAAAAATGTCAGCTGCTCTGATTGACCTCGTGTCTAAGGGAGCCCAGGATGTGTTCATCACTGGCTCACCCCAAGTTTCATTTTTCCATCAAAATTATAAGAGACATACGAACTTCGCACTCAAGCCCGAGCGTCTCGATTACGTTGGGACCTTCGCCGGCGGTAACGAGGTTGTGATTCCTCTGCGCACTAAGGGTGATCTTTTAAGCTATGTCTGGGTCGAGAATGCCGACATCGCCGCCGGTGGTGTCAACACGTCTGGCTTCTTTAGCACCGACGACACCAGTACGACTGAGTTTTCTCTTTGGATTGGTGGTCAGGAAGTGTGCCGCCTCGATTCTCTTTACATTCAGGGTGTTCACAACTTACTTTACAAACAAGATGGCGCTAAGGCGACCTGTGCCGTGACACTCGACGAGGTTTCCGAAAACGCTACAGGAACCTCTACTACGACCGCCGATCATTATCTCATCCCCTTCTTCTTCTCCGAAGACTGGACCAAGTCTCTCCCTCTCACTGCACTTCAATTTCATCAGGTCGAGATGCGAATTAAGTGCCGTTCCGGTTTCGACCCGGCTACCGCCCCCAAGGTCTACGGTACCTATGTGTACCTCGACACCGAGGAGCGTCAGATGGTCGTCGAGCATGAACACGAGATGCTCATCACCCAGACCCAGTTCCAGCCCATGTCTGCGGATGACGTCGACATCGATCTCACTTACTTCAACCACCCTTCCAAGGCCGTTCACGTCGTCTCTTCCGAGGCTAATAACAGTCAGTGGAATACCAACTTCACATTCGACCGCGCTTCCCTTTACATCAACGGTACTGCTCTCTTCGAGGAAATGTCTCCCATCTACCACCACAACGTCGTTCCGGAGATGCACTGCACATCTCTTCCGTCGTCGACTCTCAACACCGTCGCCACTTTCACGTGGCCCTTCTGCTTAAAGATGAATTCTTCCCAGCCCAGCGGCTCGCTTAACTTCTCGCGTATCGATAACGCGAAGCTGAATCTTACCGGTACCACCACCAGGGAGGGTACTATCGTGCGTGCCTATACAGTCAATTACAACATTTTAAAGATAAAAGACGGTATGGGCGGTGTTGCTTTTGCTAACTAAATACTCATACGTTATTTTTTTATTTATGATTAACCGGATGAACCAAAACCGCGTTCACCACGTTCAGTAGATGCAATTTCGTCTACAATCTCAATGGGAGGGATTTCGCATCTCTCCACGATAAGCTGGGCAATCTTATCCCCAGGTTTAATATGAAACGTTTCGTCACCATGATTAAACAGGATCACCTTGAGTTCACCTGTATAATCAGGGTCAATAACACCGGCTCCGGTTTGAATACCATTCTTCACAGCGAGACCAGAGCGAGGAGCGATACGACCGTAGCATCCAGTAGGAACAGTCGCGGCAATTCCGGTGCTAACAATACCCCTCGCGAGGGGAGGAATCTCAACATCGACGATACTGTACAGGTCGTATCCAACCGAAGCGCTCGAACCAGATCGCTCGGGAATGATCGCGTCAGTCGAAAGGCGTTTGATAAGCAGTTTAGATTCCATCTTTGTTAGTACACGCGGGATAACTTTAAATGTCTGTATATACCAAATGGATTCTGTGTTAGTCGCGTTCATGATGATCCTGACGACGCTCCTATTTGGCTTTATATATGCGACTATGTTTGAGCCAGAAGAGTTTGGGTTTACGGGATCTTCCATCGATCCGTGGTATTTTTCTTTCACGACGATGAGCACGGTCGGATATGGGGGATTTAGACCAAGAACTGACCGGGCTAAGAAAATGGTCATGCTTCAACAGGCTCTTCTCATCATAGAAGCCAGCGTTTTCATGACATATTTTGCAAAGAAAATGTACTAACCTTATAAAAATGATATAAAAAGCACGCACTCTAAATGTATAACATGAACGCGTCACAATTCAATACCACGTTGAGACGCGTAGTTACACTACATAATCATATAAACACTCGAACGATGCGCCCACATATAGATCTACTTGAAGACACTGCGATCGAACTTCCAAACAATTACAGTATGGAAATGCACGTTGACCATATTTATAAAACGGTTCATTTCAGGACGAAAATGATGTCTCTATACGAACGGTTATCTGTTTTCGTTAAACAGAAACACGATATGCGAAAGATGTATCCAGATTATCTAATCACAGAAAAACACTCTTAAAAATACTATACGATCACAGTATATGTGTCTCGAATTTTTATTTAATAGAAAACACTATAAAAAACTACCCGACGTATATATTCGCCCTTTTGATTGTTCATGTGATATATGCGGTTCGGTATTCGAAAATATACAGGGTCTTATAAATCATTCGGGATACCATACAACAGAAGAAATCAACTCTTGTATTAATAGAGGGTATGGAACTGTACGGTGTAGTACATGTTGGGAAACGTTTAGAACAATTTCTGATATGGAACGTCACTCATGTGCACAGAGAAAAGGTGGTATAATAGATGGACTTTCTCCTATCATGAGCCGCTCAAATAGTTTAGATAGTGTTATTGTTCACGAGGATTCTCCGGTTTAGGTGCAACAGTCCAATTACCATTCATAAGGGATTCACGAATTTCCCAATCTGTTAGTTTCACGGTTTTCATAGGAGGGGTAACAAGCACTCCTTCGTTTACCACTAGACATTGGTACCCCCCAACCCTGCATACATGATCGAGTTCATATCTCGACGCAAACTGGATGTACGGATGATAGGAATCCATCTCAGCTTCTAGAAGCGTCTTGTATCTGTATGCATCATCGAATGTCAAAAATGCCACTATAGAGTGTAAGGGGTGGTCATTCTCGTCTCTTTCCGTAATAGAATAAATTCCTTCTTCATGTCCCGCTCTATGAAATGCGAGGACATGAAAAAGATCATTACCATGAACCATTTCAAGTTTTCTACTGTTGTCATAATTGAGTCCATAATAACTCCTGGTGATAGATTTTTTCACATGAGACCTGAAGCGAACAGGTCTAGGTTGAAAGATGTTTTGTCTGATTGCGAACATTTTAACTTAATTATTACAAATATACTTCACGACTTAAGTTTGATTTCCATCCAATTTCTGTATTTTTCACCGTAATCTACGAATAACTCCTCGCCTTTCTCGATTTTCCTCTTTGTGTAATAGTGTATACATCCATGTCTCGCATTTCCCTTTTGTTTGTGACCCGTGTTAATGAGCCAATTCTCATCTTTACCAACTGGAGAATTCACATATCTCAATGGGTTATTTTCGATGATTGGTTTAGCATCGATATGTCTTGTCACATGATACGGACGACCAATTATGTCTCTGTGATCTGACTCAACTCGCCATGTATATGTAGGATCGTCTGGCCGTTCATTGACTATGACACCATAATAGCGACCCAAATCAATCCCTGCGGGTATGTCCCGAGTTGCGAATGCACCTAACCCCGCACCGGGTCTCGTAGACTCTTTGATCTCTAATAGGTGAAAGTTCCGTTTTTCACGTCGCGTCTTTACGGTATGATAAAGCACGACGATCGCCACGAAAGTCAACACAAACAATATCATCTAAAGTATAGTAACATTTTATTATCAATGTATAAGTCTGTCCTAGGATTCACCGAAACCGAAGAAATCTGTATGACATATACCAGACCTAACATGTACGGAGTTACTTCTTCTCAAAGGCCTCGTCGCCGAACGTATCTTGAAGCACTTGCAGCATTTCTTGGGTCGTGGTTAGGGTTGACTGAGACGAACGCAGATTCCACTTAGCCATTCTCTCAAGCTTAGCGTTCACGCGCTTATACTTTTCAAGTTCTTCTTCCAATTCACGGATCTTGTTCCGCCCCTTCATGAGTGCGCGGTTCGAAACATCATCATGCGACGCATGTGCGTACATATGCTGACGCCAGTGTCGGGTACGCTTTTTCTTCGTTTCGGTAGAGATGGGGACATGGGCGGGTACTTGAGAACATGTGATACTGAACATTTTGTGATTATTAAACGGTTCTACGCTTTAATATTGATTACGCTGCACCCACTCTTGCATTTTTCCTACGCTCCAAACGAGACTCATGATGGCCGCTCCGTTTTTGAAAGTCTCATTTAGGGTGTTCATGTTTGTATATTTTTTGATATATTAGGGGTTTACTTAAGTCCCAATTCTCTCCATATAGTCGCACGAGCATTTATCAATTTTCTAGAAGCGCTCGAATTATTTCGCCGCCCCTCGTCCAATACGTTTCTTATAATTCTTAATTCTTCACTGTCTAGACTATTTTTATATGTCCTACTTAATTTTTCCACTATCTTCATAACGTTATCGACGGAACCGACCAGCTTTACAGCTGAATTTTTATAGAGCCGAGATAATAAGCTCGTCATGTTTTGTCTCGTCGTCTGTAATGCAAATGTCTTCTTAAAATCTAACTTTCTCGTGGTATTACTCTTAAACGACTGAGCTATCAACTTTAACACATCAATCTCCGCGGTACCCTCCCCGAATATATACCTGAAATTCTGGAAAAAGTAATTTCCATCTATATTCTCATCACCGTCATTCTCTATCTTTTGGGGTACACCGCTGCTATCAAAATATATAGCTTCGTACTTAGATTTATCTAATAACGTATACATCTCCGAATAGTCAAAAGCCGACTTGTTTAACGTGTACGCTTCTATCATCGTTTCTATCATAGAGTTTGTGTTAGCTACAGCGTTCGTTCTCATCTGACCGTGTTTACCCTTTTTGTTATGACCGGCGTTTTCCAGTCCACAGTGAATACCTCCGTGACGCCACGCCGTGTTGCATCGGTTTATTTCAAATAAATAGTTCTGAAGATCTGCCGGTGGCATAAGTAAAGCGGGTTCCTGTCGTATGATGACCTTATCACCTTTACCACGGAAGTTATGTTTACCGACAGTTGGACTTCTTGCGAACGTCATACCATTTTTACGCAATAGCATCGCATCTGCAAAATATAACACACTCGGTAACGATAAAGGTCTACCTGTGTACGTACTCGATTTAACTTCATCCGAACCTAAATAATGTGACAGCATAGATTGCGGTTGCACGTGGTGTCGAGGTCCTATACCCGTCGCGTTAACCATATTTTTAGGGTAATACCGTCTATTTCTACTTCTCATGAGTTCAAGAATTTTTAGCGAGTTATTGGTCGGCATAGCAGACGCTTTGAACAGTTGTCTCAGTTGTTTATGTTCAAAATCGTTTGATTTCAACATGTTCTGCAATTTGCCCAGGAAATCGTTCGTCTCCTTGAATGTCTCGATGAGAGATTTAAAAGTTGCGTTGAAGTCCTTCTTACGAAATTGCCCCATGAACGAAGGATTTAAGTAAAACACTTCTCCACCCCGAACCGATGTGCTACTTTCGTTTTGAAATTCCACAAGAGTCGGTACTTTGAGCCAGCGCGCTCCTCTTCTCCCAAGAGATTCCAATTTAGATTTGGCGTCCAACCAATCTCTTTTGGATAATTTACCCTGTATACTTTCATACGTCAATCTCCCCATCTCATTCTTTAACACATATGCGTTCTTTATAATCTTTCCAGTGTTAGAAGAATCCGCGCGTAAGAGTAAGTACGACGTAGCACGTCCAACTCTACACACGTAGTTCATCAATCGTAAAAAATTTGAAAACTTGTTTGCATTTCTGGCCCCCTTGAGTTGTAACTCCATCATATCCACGAACACTTTATTCACCTGTTCGTCTGTCAGGGTCGAAGCAATATCCGAACCCAATATGATATGTCTCTGGTTTACGATGGCTAAGTACAGTTGATATATGTCCAATAGGTCTTCCATTGGTATCATTGGCTTTGGGATCACTGCAGTTCGTCTAGAACGGGGTGGTGGTTTATTTATAGCTTTAGATACCTCTCTCGCTGCAGTCGCTGTAATCGACCTAGCTGTTTTAGCAGCCGGATCAAGTTTTCGGCGCGCCGTCTTAGGCTTCGCTGTCTTCGGTTTTACACTTCGAGGCGTCGGTGCGGGTGTCGTGCGAGCCGTTTTGGCAGGTGGTTCATTTGTGTTTGTATTACTGTTTGTGTTCATATTACTTAAAGGACCTGTCGGAGATCGTTCCCTCTTAGTCCCCGGTTTAACAGGGGTGTTTCTGGGGGTCGTTCGTACGACTGTCCTAGATGACATCTAATATCTTCTGAGATTTTAATCCATGAACTTCAAAGGTAGTTTTTTGTATAGTTCCACCCAGCTCAAAACGCTTATATCGTCCTTCTTGCACCATTCGTATTCTTTACCATTATACCCTGCGAAGTGATACGCGTCCATACCCCAGTGTTTACAAACGCCACATGTCGTATCGCTATCGTCTATGATCGTGTCTAGATTAAGGGAGTGACATATATCGTATTTCTGAATTTCGTAACTCGTAAAACTATTCGTCAAAATAACGTCGTCAAAAATACCCGGGAAATAATCATTTAACCAGTCTTCGGTCTTCTCTCTAACGCAGTCGTGACGCCCCG